TTGTTAGTTCGAACGACATTATAAATAATACAAATATTATTTTTTGTATTATTAAATTCACCACATAATATATGAATGTAACAGAAAAAATGGTTGTATTTGATTTGGATGAAACATTAGGCTACTTTATAGAATTAGGAATGTTTTGGGATGCGTTAGAAAATTATATTAAAAACCATTCACTAGACATTTCCATGAATCAACATTTGTTTAATCAACTCCTAGATTTGTATCCAGAATTCTTACGACCAAATATAATAAAAATACTAAGCTATCTAAAAAAAAGAAAGCAAAAAAATCATTGTTCCAAATTAACTATATATACAAATAATCAAGGTCCACAAGAATGGGCGAAATTTATTATTGGCTATTTCGAATCCAAACTCGGCTATAAATTATTTGACCAAATCGTCGCCGCTTTTAAAGTTCAAGGGAAACGAGTTGAATTATGTAGAACCAGTCATATGAAAAATCATCAAGATTTAATTCGATGTACAAAGGTTCCCGCTACTACTCAAATCTGCTTTTTAGATGATGTGTTTTATCCTAAAATGGAAGCACCTAACATATATTATATTAACATCAAACCATACATTCATGACTTACCTTTTGACACAATGATTGATCGGTTTTTACAAAGCAATATTATACCAATAACTGAAGAAAAACAAGAACAAATCCAAAAACACGAGTTACTCGCATATTTAAAACGGTATCATTATTCTTACACAAATAAGGACCAAACATCTATAAATATTGATAAAATCTTATCCAAAAAAATCATGAACCATTTAGCCATATTTTTTGATAGTATTCCTCCATCTACCAACAAAACTCGAGGAAATAAAAGATGTACTAACAAAACTCGAAAAATACGTAAACATAAATAAATTTAGCAATCTAATAACCTATTAACCCAATCCCATTATTAACCTTGTAAATAATGCTTAATATCATCTAAATATGTCATGAGTATTTGATTTATAGCAGTGGTCGTAAATAAAAAGAGCCCAGCACTAAACGCGATTTTCGCATCTAATTGAGTGAATTTAACCCTTCTAAATGGGTTAAAACGATAAATTAAGAAAAGACTCACGTATATTTTAACGTAATATTGTAGGTCATCCAAATACTGAGGCGCGTTTGCGGACAAACCTAGAACAATCAATATATAAAGTGCCCATGTAACATATATAATAATATTAAAAATATAAACTTGCGCAACATGTAGTGTTCTGTTAAACATTTGGGTTTATATATTTTATGTATATTTTATGCTTACAAAAAATTTAATTGTAAATGGCCAATGTTCTAGCACTCGGGTCAGACGATTGTATATATTTTGGCATCCAATAATACGGTACAATATGCTCACAATTTGGGTATAAACTTGTGAAAAGCTGTTTATAAAAATATTTTTCAGTCTCTATTGAGGGTGTAAAATATACAGTATTTCTTGTCATATTCAAGTTGGTCGCAATTTTTTCTTGAATAATTGTATACAATGAACGCCCCTTTGAACTAACCCCGTCACTAAATGCTTCCTTCTTTCTCCATAGGATTTCGTGCGGTAGCAACGGTAAACCCTCATAATTAGCGAAATTATTTACGGAGAAGCTCTCTCTTAAGATATATTTTTCTATGTTTGTTTCACGATGTTTGTGATTTCGAAAATAGGGTGGTATTGACAAAACAAAATTCACAAAACTTCTGTCCAAAAAAGGTGTTCTAGGTTCCAGTCCATTGGATGAAATGGACTTGTCTGAACGTAATACATCAAACAAATGAATATCTTTCAACAATCTTCTAGATTCTGCGTCAAATTCTATATCATCCGGACATTTATTCATATACAAGTAACCACCCAAAAGCTCATCTGAACCGTCACCGTTAAAAATCACCTTAGCATCAGAATGCTGCGAAATATATTTTCCTAATAGATAATTACCGATGCTGGCTCTAACTGTAGTGGTATCATAGCTTTCAATCGCTTCAATGACCTCTGGAATAGCATCAAACATCTCATCTTCTGTTACCACAATTTCCGTATGATTTGTGCCTAAATAGTCGGCGACTATACGAGCATATCGCAAGTCCTCCGAACCTTCTAATCCAATGCTATAGGTTTCCAATTTACTGGGTATACGGTTAATTTGATAATAATTATGAACTAAAGCTGTTATTAAACTGCTATCTAAACCTCCGGATAACAAGCAAGCAATCGGCCTATCAGTAGTTAAACACCGTTTGTTTACCGCTGCTTCCAAATACGACGCCAATTGTAAATACATATTTTCAACAAATATAGGGGTAGTTACGTTATTAATGAGCCAACTATGAGAAAAACTAGGAATAAAATATTTGCTGTTTTCCTTTTCTACACACCAATACGTATTTACCATATTTCCTAAATAAAATACAGAATATGTACCGGGTTCAAACTGTTCGATAGTTAGCGCTTGTGGATCCGCATTATAAAATGCTTCCAAACATTTTAATTCAGAGGCAAAACCGATGGTAAAGTTCACATTTTTTTGGTCCAGAGTTTTAATTAAACCATTTTTCTTGGCTATATTTTTTAAGTAGTATAGAGGTCTTATACCAAGTGGGTCTCGCGCTACGTATATACGGCTTGACAAATCACTTGTCGTGCGATTATCATATAAAATAAATGAAAAAACTCCGTCTAACATTGTCAATGTCTGTTCAATTCCATATTTCTTATACAAATGAATAATGACTTCGCAGTCTGAATCGGTCGTTGGCACGCTATTACTATATGTATATAATTGCTTATAGTTATATATTTCCCCGTTACATATTAAAATAATATCATCAATGACGATGGGTTGATTGGATTCTTGGTTTAGTCCATTTATTGCTAGACGATGAAAACCTAGGACCACCTTCATATAATAAATCGCCAATTTAGAAAATTCTGGGCCACGTCTCTTACCTTTTTCAAATTGTGTTTGGATAATTTGCTTAGGAAGAGTATTATTTAGAAGAGCAAAGATACCGCACATTTTATACTATATCAACCCTTCTGTTTAAACGATTTATTTTTATTTAATTTTAAGATAATCTTTATAATATTTATATATAAAAATGGATATAAATAGTTTTCAAGATCACCCATCTTCACTTAAACAACAAATAACTTATGAACGCTCAAATAGACGAAATTACTCAACACATCCTTTACAACCTCATTTGGAAGCTCGGCCCGTCCAAACAAAATATTCCATTATGCCGATAGTTTCTCCAGCGCAACAAATTAACACACCGCTTACACAGCAACCTACTTACGATTGTAGTAAAATATATCATCCGACAAATAAGGGTCCATGGTCTGGTTACGCATCAAATATTAATCACGAGTCTGATTTGCGCAATCAATTTTATCCGTTATCTGACTGTAGTACTAACGCATATATTCCTTCTAGTAAAAGCAGTTTATATCAAGTCAAATGGAAAAACAACAATAATGTGGAACAACCTTTTCCGAATTTATTTAAAACGGAGAAATTTTGTCCGATGAATCCTAACCCAGAACCCAACACAATAGGATATGCTCTTTTTAATAATGCGACTAGACAACAAGTAAAGGATTTATCATAATTCCATATCGTTTCGCGTTCAAATTTAATTAAATATAAAATTTTATTTAATTAAAACCAGAAATGTCGGACGACTTGGTAAACCAACTAACACTTAACTTCTTAATTAGTAAAACCCAATTACAAAAATTAAACAAAAGATTAAAAGATGATACTGAACAGCATAGAAAGACAGATAAAGAAATATATGGTGACCGAATAAAAGAATTATTTAGTGATTTGTTAGTAAATAAAATACCTAGTGACTTGTTAATCGACGTAAAAACAAGTTTTGATTGTTTTGTAGACAAATGTGTCTATTATTTTAAGGTTCATGATAATAATGAAGTATTAGAGCAAGAACGCAACTCTAATATAGATATTCACGATGATATCGATTATGAAAAACAAGAACGAGCCATTGAACTTGGAAACTATAAAGAAAGGCACTGTCCCGATTCCGATTCCGATTCAAACAGTAGCGACTCCACACCAAATAGTGGAGATGATGACAATGCTGAACCAATAGATAATACAAATATAATTGACACAAAACAAGAACAAATCTCTTTTAATCATTCTTCACAAGAAGAACCGAGATCCAATGAACCAAAAAGGTACCACAAGAAACCCCAAAGTGTTACCGAAACACAACGGCTACCATTAGACTGGTTTCAGTCTGTTCGCCAAAATTATAAACAAAACCATATTATACCTAGAACAAAGGACGTTATTATAAATGGACATAACCATTCACCTTTTAGGGATGAAAAAAAAGAAAATCTAAGTAGAATATATGAGAAATACTAATAAAACCCGGAAGCGCAGTAGAGTAACCAAAAAAACACGAAAAAATAAAACTAAACGCGCAAAAACATTCATTAAATTAAATTGTAGCCCAGAGAATAAAGACAAACAATATACATGTTATACGGATAAAGAATTATTATTATTACGCGCCATGTGGAATAAACGTCATCCAGATAGACCGATAACAAGTACAAAATCGGAAGAAATATGGTCGCAATTGAAATACTATTATACTAACATATGTAACAAAGAATCGTGCTGGGTTCGTCAAATGGTAAAAAACACGACCATGGAAAAGGAATTATTGGATTCTTTCGCACCCGAATCGCCAAAAGAGTGGAAGAAAAATCCAAACGCATGGTTATCAAGTCTTGATATTCTCCAAGTCATGAATCAATATGAGAAGAAATACAAGTGCTTTGAATTTCTTGGCCCTTCTCCTATTAATTACGATAGTCATCACGTAAATGGTGAATGCGTATGGGAAGAATTATGCGAATTTAACTTAGCAGACCAAATTAAACGCGGTAAAACGAAAGTTGGTGTTATTTTTAATACAGATCCGGATTATAAAGGCGGTGAACACTGGATATCATTATTTATTAATATAAAGAAAGGTACAATCTTTTTCTTTGATAGTGCTGGTAATCCAGTACCGAAACAGATAAATAAATTCGTTAAAACAGTTACTAAACAAGGAACACAACTAACAAAACCAATATTATTTGAGTTCGATCAAAATTATCCGGTAGAACATCAATATAAAAACACAGAATGCGGTGTTTACAGTATATTTTTTATTATTCACATGTTAGAAGATAAAATTACTAGCCACTATTTAAAGACTCATATTCTTAAGGATAGATTTATGGAGAAGTTTAGGAAAGTTTATTTTAATGTAGAGCTATAACGCTATACCATTTTATAATGAAATGTTTCAAAATCATCATCGAATAAGTCATTTATTTTTTGAATAGTTTCCTTTGTTAGGTTTATTTCATCGGTCTTTGATTCCATTGATGAGTTCAATTGTTTGGGAGTATGAACTATTTTATTAAAACCAATAATATTTAATATTTTTTTAAAATCCTCTTCCAAGTTTTCAAAACGACCTATAATATCTATTCCACATTTTCCATCTACGTCTTCTATTTGTCTTTTTTGTGACATAAATACATGCCCATATTCAATATCGGAAACATCAAAAGGGTCTTTATTCAAATATTCTGAGAAAGATAAATTATATTTAAAGTTTTTAATCATATAATTTGCGCCCGAACGAGCCCGTTCGTATGGATTTCGAATGAAACAAAATTTGGTATAAGTTTTCCATTTTTCAGAATCCATGCCACAAATCTGGTTAATATAGTCGCTTGTTTTACAATATGACAATATTCCCATTACTTTATTGTAAAAAGTATAGTTATTATGATTATGTCTAGTTAACACTGTTTTAAATTCCTTGGTTCGACACACATGTTCATGATCGGGACGTCGTCTTAACAATAATTTTAAATAACTTTTGAATCCGTAATAGTTTATAAGTGTATGACCTATATATGTTCCCCCCGTTTTGGGTATATGTATATATATTGCTTTTTTCTCATGATTGATAAATAGCATTATAATGTATGTGTATAAAAAATAACTAAATATTATTTTCGGTTATAAATATTTACAGATAAGGATTTTAATAAATTATTAATAGGTGGTTTTCTACTTGCTAAATATCTCCTATATTTAATTCCCAACCTATTTCTAGGATTTACTGGTTGTTGTTGTCTAGGGATTATTGGTTGTTGTTGTCTAGGATTTACTGGTTGTTGTTGTCTAGGGATTATTGGTTGTTGTTGTCTAGGAATGGGAGTAGTAAGTATTTTTGATAAATATGTATTGGTGCTTCTATCTACTAATTCCTCAAAATCACGGTCGTCCCACATATTAAATACTAAACTGTTTTTTTGTAAAATAATTGGTTTATTTTCACTAGTCATTTATACAGTAACTCAATAAAAAAATAAAACAATATGAAAAATAAAACATAAACATAATGTTATTTATGTTTTATATGAATCAGTTTACAAATAAACAAAATCTCGCATTACTGTGGGATGTTTTGTTAGATGAACTCGATATTAAATCAAAACATCCATCATTCAATTCAAATGTACAACAAGTTTTTCAAAGTAATATAAACCCTTTTATTGCTCGTGCTCAACCAAATACATCATTAATTGAATTGAATAAACATTTTTTAAGCCAAGTAGTGTTAGCAGTTCATAAACTAATTCCTCAGTTATCGAACGATGTAAAACGAATCACTATTAGTAGCGAAGAGATTTCTGAACCATATAAAATAGAAGACATTCAAGCGGAAAGACTTAGTGAATTTGATAAAGAATTAAATATGAAAAGGATGGAATTAGAAAATTATATGACATTACCTAAACCCAAGGGTGTTCAATTTTCTGATAACAATATAGATGGTAAAATAACATCTATGGAAGCACTTGTATCTGAGAAACTCGCAGAACGTAATTTGGAACTAGAGTTATTACAAAAAAATAACTATAACACGATTCATTCCGCGGATAATTGGCTAACTGCGAAAGAAACTTCAGTAAAAACGGAAAAAATGTCCGAACAAGTAGAATCACGTCTCAAGTATTTAAAAATTGACGAGCATCAAAATGTATCATTAAATATAGCGCCTAAGAAGGTGTCTTGGAGCAACGATTTAGAAGAATCTACTAATATTTTCTCAAAGCTAAAACGGGTGAATGAAGAACAAAATCAAACCGAAACGCAAAATGTTAGTGATAAAAAATACGTTCAACAAGACTCCGTTCCACTTCCCACATACGAACAAATACAACCACAAATTCAAACACAGCCTAGTAATACAGTTATTAGTCAATCGACCCCTATAATACCTAATAGTGAATTTATTAAACAATTAAATGAAATGAATAGCAAAATAGATAATTTATACACAATTGTTAATAAATTGGTTCAAACCATCAATGATACTAACAAGGAAACAAAACAAGAACAAATGTTTTATGCGGATATATAATTTATACAAAATAATACAAAGAATAATACAAAATAATACAAATTATAGAATTAATATTATTTACTAATAATCGTGTTTATATTCTAACCTTTACAATTTCCAGTTTACCTCTGTCATTTTTCACCAATTTACCTAACAAAATAGGTCTGACGCCTAATATCTTCTTGGATTGCATTACACTCTCGTAATCGAAGACCAACTGTGTAGCCGGCTGTAAAGCATATTTTTTACCAGTCGATTTATGCGTAAATATTTCATATTCTTCATTTACAATGACCCGATTGATATCAGCTACGGTATCATTCTCATCTTGCGAATAATTTGGATTATAAGAGAAATCCTTAACAGTTGGTTGACCAAACGACAAACACGTTAGACCCTCTTTAGTTGTGGATTTAATATGCGTCGCGCAATCAATTGCCGACTCTTTTACACTTGTTAGTAACTGAGCTGTTAGTTGCTCTTTTATGGTAGAAATTTCATACAATTTTTGGTCGGATGTTTGAGGAACATAAGGTTCCCGTTTACTAACATCCTTTAATCTAAGCTCCACCGCAAATTCACTATCTAATTGCGCTTGAGTAAAAGTCATAATATAGACGAACACTTCAACTGTTTGTAATGCCTTTGGCAATCCTTGATGCGAACAAATACGTCTAGCACGACCAATTACTTGTTCAGAACGAACCGGATGCCAATAAGGCTCCATAATATGAACATAACGTGTGTTACGCAAATTAATACCTTCCGAACCCGCAGATGTAATCATCAATACTTTTATAATCTCACCCAAATTATTATTACTACTTTTAGCGCGTAGCTGAGTTGCGATATTATTAGGAATATAGTCCCACATACCATTATAAATATTACGAATAATTTCTCTTTCTTCTGCGTCTTCTGTTCCCGTATACAAAGCATAACATGGTTTACCCATATCTTCTTCGCTCATATTGATTTCCCAGCCATCAAGACCCGTGCGCTTGATTTTAAAACGAGAAAATCCATTGGCTTCCAAAGTTAAAGAGAATATGCCGATGCCTTCCATGGAACGAAATTGACTGTATACCAAATGAAGACCTTGATGATCCGGGTCTTCTATGTTTTCCAACATGGTCAAAAATTTGGGACTGTATGTTTTTAAACCTTCCGGTGTCAAAAATTGCTGTGAATGGATTTGTAAGTAACGCAGTGACGATTTAATAGCTTCTCTGTATTCAATGGACCCCATTTTTTCTAATATTTCGTCACCTTCCAGTTCATCGATGTCTCTTGCGTTAGCGTCTTCGTCTTTATAACCCTCTAATATAACTGGCGCGTCGTCTTCCTCTACTTCCACTTCCTCCACAAATAATTCTATCGGATTCTCTTTTACAACTTGTTCTTGTTCTTGTTCATCGTCTGAACCAGCCCCTCCCTTTTTAACCCTTCTCTTTCTTTCCTTTTTATTAGTCGATTCTTCCTTTGGTTCTTCTACTACTTCCACTGCTTCAAATACAATACCATGACCCATCTGGTTCGCAAGGTCTTCAATAGTTCCGACATAACCATTGGTAATGGATTCATTCATAAATTCACGCAAAATAGTTTGTAGTAATGCCTCTTGTACAATAAGATTATTTGCCGGTATTTTTGCTATAAACGTATCGAAAGCTTGTTGTTTATCCTTTGTAAATCGAATTTTACGCTCCGAATATAACTTCTTAAACCAAGTCAACAATTTCTTGCTCGCTCTTGATACATTACCGGCTCTATAATCTGCTGGATTAGGTCGCCCCGGAGGAGTTGGCATCACAAAATTACATGCCAAACGTGAAAAAATACGATAAGTCGATGATGGCTCCTTAAATATTTCATCTTTATCTATAACTGGTGCTGCTTTTTTACTAGGCTTTTCTGTTTGACGTTCTTGTTGGCGATAATCCTCGTATATTTTAAATTGGTAATCACTCATAGGTATTAGAACTTCATGTTTATCGAAATTCTTATCATAGACGGGTAACAATTCTTCTTGTGCTGAACGGAAATACGATGTGAGTCCAATGATTCTGCGTTTTAATTTGTCTACATTGATAATACTTCCAGTATCCTTGTTTATAAACACATTAATAAACTCGTCCAATGTATCTGGTAATGCTGTATGAACCGTAAATGTAGTACCTTTTACTACAGCATTAATATCGTTTCTTTGTAACAGTTTTACTATTCGTTTTACGAATTCCTCATCTGATAATGTACCTCGCTCTTCATATACGATTTTACCGCTTTGGTCACGTTCAACCTCTCCTTGAGCGTTTCGTTTCTCCTTTTTATCATTTGTAACACCTTTGTATCCAGACGAAGCCGTTATTTTATTTTCAAATCCATAAGGATTACGTGTTACGGTAAGTGTTTTGGAACTGGGAACATAATCCAAATAATCCAATACTCGTTCTTTAGCAAAAATCTCTTCCAACACTTCTTTGGATATTTTTTTGCCCGTATCGTTCGTTAAAGTAAAGTTCCATGTTTTAATGTATCCTCTCAATATATTGAATAGAATACCAAATTCGTTGGAATAATTAATCACCGGGGTTCCAGTTAATAATACGACTCTACAGTTGTCTGCTCTTAGCAAGAACTCGTATAACAAAAGTGACAAAGAAATAGGTGTAGTAGCGCCGGGACCGCGAGGATTTTTGGCGAAGCTGGGCATCTTATTAATCTTATTCACGATTCTACTAATTAAATTGTGAGCCTCGTCAATAATCACCACAGCATTGTCGAAAATATTGTTTTCGAAATTATTTGTTAGTTGTTTGAACTTTTCTCTGCGTAAACCGTTGTAATTAATAAATGTATATTTGTTACGAATCATCTCGTCTAATTGATCATTCAATACTTTCTTATCGGATGTAGTAAGAGTCGCATAATTACTCGGTTTTGTAATGTTTACTAACCACGCGCCACGATTTCGGCGTACATATTCCAATGGTAGACCTAATGCTGCGGACAAAGCTTCTGCGATTTTGGGTTTACCATCACTCGGTATCCACTCCCAAAATTGGTTCTTTCTATAAATGAGGTCACCGAATTTCTTAATTTCTTCTATATAATTGCGTCGTAAGGATGCGGGTGTCATGACAATTACCTTTCGAGCACTTTTCATACCCTCAGCAATAGCAATAGAACTATTAGTCTTACCGGAACCTAAACCGTGAAACAAAAGTAGACCTCGATAGGGTGTATATAAATTCATGTAATCTCTTACGATTTTTTGATGTGTGAGTAAAGAAACCTCACCAGTGTCTTTTCCAATGTCGTCGCATGTAATGTCTTTGCTCTCATCCAATAAATCTTCTCTATAAGGTTCAAAAAGGCCATTGATAAAGTTCACGAATATCTCGCGGTTATTCATATAATAACTGGAAACCTTCACGTCAACGGGTGGTGGTGGTGGCAAACGTTTAGACAAGGGTGTATCGCCAATGCTAATCATTGTTTCCGGACCCAATGGAATAACTCCTTTTACAACTCTTTTCGTGATACGTTTCTTAGGTTTTACTACTGGTAACAGTTCTTCTTCTACAAAAACTTGTTCTTGTTCTTCCAAGACTGGCTGTCCCAAAGCTTGTTCTTGTTTCGCATCTAATTCTTCTAGACGAGGTCCTCCTTCCGGTAATTCAAATACTTCTTTTTGAACTTCTGGCACCTCTTCTAACAAAACTAGCGGTTTCTTTGATATTTTTTTGGCCTTTTTCTTGGGTACAAATTCTTCTACAACGGGGGCCTTAGATTCTACTTCTTGTTGTGGTTGTGGATTCTTAGTTGTAACATTGCTCATTTGTTTTTGTTTAATTTTTTCTAAAATTTGTAAGGCTCGATTACCATCATCTTTTTCAACAACAATAACTGTGCTTTGTTTCTCGGGAACCTTTCCGTCAATAACAACTTTAACACTTGGATTATGTTGAACAATCGGCTTACGTTTTAACCTTTCTTTAAGTGACTCTAAAGTATTCATAACTTATATATTTTCCATATATTAATTTTTATTATTTTATAGCAGAAATATAATTATTACAAAATAATCATTATTATAAAATAAT